GCTTCATATCCATAGCCTCTACCGTCTGGACTTCTCCAGTTCTCTCGTTCTTTACATTGTAATACTGCTCACCCAATTCAATCTCTCGCTCTGTCTGCGGGATGGCTTCCTCTACCACATAGGTCTGCGGTGAGCGGCCTAGCTTGATGCGGCTTCCTACTGCAATCTCCGCTGGAACCTCTGGAGCAGGCGCGGCTTCTGGAGTGGGTGCGGTTGGTGCGGCGGGTTGGTAGACATACAAGTCGCCTTGCTTGGTGTAGCCTTCGGGGAGTGGGACATTATTAGATTCTACGACTACGGCAGATACTGGTTGAGGGCTTACATCTTTAATAAATCCTTCAGATTGGAACGCTGGACCTGTTCTAACTCTGCCATTTTCTACTGTGTAGAATGTTCCTTTCTGTGAAACCTTAATATCATTACCCTCTATATCCTTCCATACAACAGGATCGGCTTCTGGAGTTATTGTTTCAAAAAGTCGGGAGCGATACTTTGGCAATAACTCATTGTATCGTGCCTCATCTTTTTTAGAGAACTTAACGCCCTTCACTTTACTTTGCGCTTGTCCTCGCCTTTCCATCAAGTTCTTTAGTTCAGCGAACTCGGATTCCTCTACAGGAGCAGGCGTGATAGCGGGAGCTTCTGCTGGCGCTGGCGTTACGGGTGCGGCCTCTCCAGCGGGCGTTATCGTTGCCGATACTGGGGCAGGCGTTACTGCGGGAGCTTCTGCTGTGGGCGCGGGAGTGATAGCGGCAGGCGCGGCAATCTCTCTGGCGAGTCGGGCTTGCTCGGTTTCTGCGGGGGTAAGACCAACAGTTTGCTCTAGCTCGCCCCTCACTCTTGCGGCCACCTTCTTGGCTTCGGCGTTCTGTAGCTCAAGCCTAGTGCGCTCGGGATCGTTAGGCTCAAGCCCACTAATCAGCGTCTCGTTGTTGGCAATCTCACGTTCGATCTCTTTAACAGTCGTGCGGAGTTCGGCGTTCTGGTCATCGCCGGGTTGGCCCATCAAACTCACCGCTTCCTCGTTGGACTTGGCGTCGATGTCTAGTTCCTTGGCTTCCTCGGGAGTGCGAATGGTTTGCTTCTCTGGGTCTTTGGTGAATGGGTAGGTAACTGCACTCAGCCCTGCGCCAGTTGTGCCACCGATAAGCCCTTCGCCAATGGCTTGCTTGGCGTTGATGTTCAGCCCAGTTTCCGTTCCAAGCGTTCCGCCTGCTTGTTCAACAATAGATTGTGGAGCTTCTGTCCCAGCTTGACCAACAAAGCCAGAAGCGACTCGCTTGAAGAACTTTCCAGTCGCCTTTTCCCCACCGGGTAGATACTTTGCTCCAATAGCATCCAGCGCACCAGACCCGAGGGCGGTGAGCGTGGCCCCAGCCAAATCTTGGTTGTTTGGAATCTCGCGTCCGTTATTGCGAGCGCGTTCCTTGGCTACTGGGCCGATGACTTGGGCTGCTCCGATGATAGCGGGGCCGAGCAATCCACCTGCAATTGCGCCGGGAGGACCAGCTACAGCACCGCCAACTAAAGCTCCAGCAGCCCTGCCACCAATCGCAGCCAAGGCTTGGCCTGTCTGCTCGACCGCAGCACGGGGTGCATACTGCCACGCGAATCCCAAGAACTGCGACTCACCCGGATCTGGCTCCATGAACCTTTGGGCTGCGGAGACATAGTTCTCTGGCTCTGTGACTGCACCTTTAAGAGCGTTAGCCACGCCTTGGAAGCCGACCACCTCAAAGCCTTCGCCCATATTCTCAAGCGGGCGACCAAGTGATTCCGTAAAGGCAGAGCCGAGTTGAGCAACCTCTTGGCTGAATGATGTGCCTTTTTCTATTTCTGTCTGTTGATCAACAACTTCTTCCTCATCAAGAAATGTAATTTTCCTTGGTGATGTTTGCGTTGTGATTTCCTCTTCGTCTAAAAATGTGATTGCCATTAGTCAATGCGAGCTTTCTTGTATTTCCCGTCACGAAGGATATACACGATTGTTCCCTTTGGCAATCCTGAAGCGTCTGCTTCTTCAACAGAACCAAACCTGCGGGAACGAAGATCAGCGGTAGCCTCACCGCCCTCACGCATAACCTTGATTCCTGTGCGAGATGCAAACGCAGAGAACCCTTTGACCCGTTCAAAAGCCTCAAAGGTATCTTTGTTAACTGGGAGCGATTTTTTGCCTTTGATTCGGATGCTGAAGTCGTCAGCACCAGCAGAGGCAGGGATTAAATTCTGGATACCACCAGCATCCTTAATAACATCTGCCCATGTCTGATCAGTATCAGCGGGTCCGGTGTTGTAAAGTTTGCTAACAGACTCTTGAAGTTTACCAGCATATTCTACTGCCTTCTTGTTCAATGCGTCATCAACCTTAACTTGCTTGTTTCCAGAGAACCTAGCACCAGCCTTGTTTGTATCGCCAGACCATGTTTCGCTATACTCAACAGTTGATCCAACTGGAGCGATTGCGATGTTATCTGTAAGGTTTGATTTTGGGAATAGTGCGGAAAGCCCTTCGACTTTATCGTTCTGCCATTGGATTTTGCTATCCTTTGGATCAGCAACCAACGCATTAACAGCCTTGGTTTGCATTTCTGGAGTTGCGTCAACGGCTTGTGCTGCGGCATTAGCTGCATCAATCTGAACTTCGTCTGGACCCTCTTCTCCAACGCCAACCATTTCACCAACAGGCTGATTGAAGTCCGCACCGGTATCCCCTTCAGGCATGCTGTCTGGTTCTACTATTGGGGCGCCGGGAGGAAGAAGCGTGGCGGTTGGCTGTCCGGGCGGATTGCTTGTAGTCACGGTATCTGTTGTGACTGTTTCAGTAGTCTCCATAGGCGCATTGCCATACAAGCGACCCATTGCCGTAGCTGCTCCAGATGGCCCCATTGCAGGAATTGGCCCTCTTGGAGTTGTTCTATTATATTGTGCCTCCCGCCACAGCGCACTCTCCATCTGCTTGGCAGTCTGGTTGGCTTGCTCTGCGAACTGCGCGATGAAAGGATTCGTCGTAGCCCCGAACTGAAGATTGGTGTTGAGCAACTCCATGTAGCCATCGGCATATTTGCCTTGCCCCATCTTGTCGAACGCACTCTTGTAGGACGCTTGCATGGCAGGTAACGCAGCGGCAGCTTGCTTCTGATACTCACGCATGGCTAGCTGCTGGCCAACCTGCTGACCAAGTTGCGCCAACGACTGACCAACCGCAGCACCGTAGTTTGCTTGCTGCGCTCCAAAATCTGTGATCATTGCGGGTAGTGCCATAATATTATACTGCTGATGCTCTTGGGACATATCCCATTCCATACACTTTGCTTACTCCAGCCGCATACGGAGCGGCTTGTTGAGCCGCAGCAGCCGATCCATAGGTTGCTGGCCCCGCAGCAGCCAACTGACCATAAGCTGAACCCATCCCGCTCAACGCACCAGCCGTAGCAGAGCCGATACTTTGCACACCTTGCGCCACAGCTTGGCGAGATGCGAGTGTAGCCTCAATGCCTTGTTGCGCCACGCCGTAACCAGTTTGCGCTTGCCCTGTGGCTGCATTGTATTGGCCCATATTAATATTGCCGATCATCTCAATTTGCGCCATACGATTGCGGATATTGGCTTGGGCCACATCAATGTCTTGACCTCTACCTTGCAACCCAAGTGCCATCATCTGCGTGGGAGATTGGATGAATGATGTTGCTGCTTGTTGCCAAGACGATGCCATGTTGGCTCCAGTCTGTTGCAAATCAAGCGAAGTCAGTCCTAAGTTGCGAGCCAACTGCCCTTGTGAAGCTTGGAAACCAGATGGCCCCATCATGCCCGGTTGCGTTGGGCGAAACCCTGCGCCTGCCCGCTCTGCCGTCATTCGAGTAATCTGTTCTTGGACGTCTTGTGGGACTTCTCCTGCAAGATAGCTATTAATAATCTGACCAACTTGCTGGCGGGCTTGAGCCGATCCCGGCGCGACAGTCTCAAGCTGCTGCAATGTATTCGCTGTCACTCGGTTCGCAGCCTCAATCCCTTCAATGGTTGCATTCTGAAGATTGTATTCTGGAATATCAATCTCCACATTCATCTTCTGCAATTGTTTCTTAAGTTTTTGTTGCTGCTCGTTGAATGTCCCTGTGGCTCGGGCGAGTTGTTTATTGTATTTCCTGCCAGCCCCAGCTCGCGCTTTAGCGGCCCTGTCAGCGGCAGACATGCTAATAGCCGCAGACCCAGCGGCAGCACCCACCGCGACCACACCAGCGGCAATGGCGAAACCGCTGCTATGAAACATGCGGTTTTCTTTGCTGTATCTTTTCTCAATAGGTATGTCTAACATTTTGAATCCTTAATTTGGTTTCGGTTGTATCTCCAAGTATTCAATCTCGGATTGGATTTGTCCACTAAAGGATTAAAATCATTTGAAGTAATTGATTCAATAACTTCATCTGGGTCTGTCAAGTCTGTAACATGACAAGTTGTAAAGATCGTGTCTTCGTGGATGTAAAGCAAGCGGCGCGTTCCTGCTTCCGTAATGCCCGTGTATGGAGCTTTGATTCGTTGAACCTCAATCCCCCTATGCCATACAGAGAACTCTCCTTTAAGAACAAAGAATGGATGGGTGGTCAAGTGCATTAAGCTCGTAAGGATCGTTTCCTTTGGCATGTGAATCTCGCGGATATACAGACCCGGCGTGAACCTATGAACCACCGGGCATTCTCGCGGTGGCATACTCAGTATCGCCACATCGCATTGGTTCAAGAAGTCATCAGGATCGCCGAATCCTTCAACGCTGTGTGCATCAATCTTATTCTGTATGGTAAGGGTCATGGCCAGAAATAATAATCTTGCGCTCCAAAGAGGGCTTGCCTGTCGATCAGATTCTCGGGCCTGCGAGAGTCAACGAACTTGATCGGGCTTGCCGTTGGTATCTCTGCGTCCTCAATTGCCTTCTCCTCTTCCGATATTGCCAGCCCAAGGTTGGTCAAGAACTCTTGTGCCTTCCGGTTCTCACGCGAGTTGAGTGCCAGCACAGCAAAGATCATGCTGTCCTTCTTGAACTCCACCAGATCACTATCATCCTCAAGATCGAAATACTTGAGGCTGGCATAGATCGTCATGTAGTTGCATTGCCGTGGCAGACGGAAGCGGCGGAACCACGGATTGATATCCTGTGGTTGGTAGATTGCGAGCAGCAGACTTGAGTTGATGTCTGGGTTGTAAGCATACACCCTTACCCTGCCTTTGGTTCTTGGCTTGCTCACAGCGCGGAGTCCTTTAACTCGGATGCTGGAGAACGCTCTGTTCGGAGGCATAACTGTTGTGATAGGGACTGTGTGGTATGTTGAATACTCGTCCTGCGCTTGGAATGCTAGCTCCACCCCAACATCATCAAAATGTTCAACCATCACAGCAATCTGGTATGGTGCTTTCGTGTAGTCTTGGAATATAACATGTCTCCCGCCAGCCTCTGTAATCAGACGGTGGCAGGATTGGTCTTGGGTATTAGCATACGCATCGGTCGCCGTGAACCATTCATCGGCTAAACTAATGTTGTGCTTCCCATACCACGCTAGCTTGATCTGCTCGTAGCGATTTGGCAGAGTGAAGCAGTTGTTCGCACAACACACGCGGAAATATTCTGCCGTGGATAGCCACCCTCGCTTGTCCCACAATAGCTCACGCGCAGCATTGACGGCTTTCTTTGCCCTCTCAATGTTGCACGATCCACTATCGCCGACAAATCCGCGAACGGCCTCGGCCATCTCTAAAAAGGTAGATGGCATTATCGTTAACGATAATTAGTGAGGTCCGCCGACTTTGCTGACCATCTTGCCGACAGTCGGAAGAGGGGCGGAGGAGAAGGCTTTGGGTGACTTCGCGCCAAGATTGGGCTTATTGCCCATGCCTTCACGAATAGTGCCGCGAGTGCTAGCCCCGCCGCTGATCAATTTTGGGTCTGTTCCGTTTAGTGGTGTCATAGTTTTGGTTTTGGTTTACGAGGTGTGTATTGCCGTCCACCTCAAGTTTGTGACGGTTGCTGGATTGTCTTCCACAAGGATATCAAATCCTGTGGTTGTTTGCCCAGCCTGCAAAACATAGCTTCCCATGGTAGCCCTGCTGGTCGATGTTCCGACAGGAGTAATACTGACACCGTAGTTGGTGCCGGGAAGAGCGGTGAAAGTCACATTGAGTGTGCTGTTTCCAGCGGCCACAGCGATTGTCCCCGTGCGAACCGTGATTGTCGGGCGAAGCTCAAGCGCATTAATCTGATTCTGAAGCGAAGTAAGCTCGCCGTTAATGGCTTGGATTTCTTGCGGAGTGACATCCCCCAACCCCGGCACATTGATAGTTCCATTTGAAAGAACTTCGTCAATAAATGTTTGCAGCACTTCAGTCCAATTTCCAGCAGGGCAGAAGTCATCTGGAACATTTGGAAAGATAATTTGAGGGCTGCTTGATTGATTGTCCATAGCTTACGATGTGGCAATAGAGTAGTCCCAATATCTTTCTTGGCAACACAAATTTGTTGGGCATTCATATTGATCTTCTGGACAATCCCCTATCGGACTGTCTTCATTGTTCTTAATGTTGGCCATCAACCTCACGCGATCTACTGTGGCAACACCTTCCAATGATACTTTGATCTGGAACTCGCTTCCTTCAATTGAAGGTATCTCTGTGATCTCGTTGCATTCAGATGGATCAGGAGTTGTAAACTTGTAGCGTTTGTAAAGGTTGCCTCCCAATCGAGGGGTGCATTCTGCCTTGAGAACTGGAGAGCATGGAGGGCATCCGTAGGTGGTTTCCGGCTTTAACTCCGACCAACATGGATTGCTATCGGCCCTATATTCAACATAGGATGATACATTGCTAGGTATTTCGCTCAACCACATTTCTCCTCCAGAGATTCTTTTGCGTAGGAATCTGTTTGTCTGTTGTGATTTGCTGAAGTCATACCTTCCAGTTGTAAAGAAACTTTTGATTGGCACAGTCCCATTCTGCCCATAATCGTCCCCGAACTTGCTTGTCACTTCATAGAAGCGGTTCTTGTTGTCATTGTCAAAGCTGAATGCGAATGCCCTCTTCTCTCCGTTGATTTGCGCCGTGAGCAGATGAGTAGGGCGGATGCCAGTCCATAGCCCATTCCAGCGAAATGTAAGTTGTGCGTCTGGCGCAGGGCTGGAGCCTTGGTCTAGGTCGAGAACAACCATTCCTCTATGGTATCTGTTCAATCCCGGCGCGTCTGTTCTTTTAGTTTCTGGAGAGACTGTGCTGATCAGGTAGTTGTCAAAATACATCGTGCTTGCGAACTGTTTCAGCCACGGTGTATCTCTATCTACCCACTTGTTTACTTCCCTAGAGAGCTTTCTCATGGAGAAGTAGCGGTAGAATTCGGCTTGGCTATTTGAATAGAACGCCCAACCATCGTGTGATCTAAACCAAAGCTCCGAGTTTACCAATGCCAAGTATGGACTTGTGCATCCTCGCCCAAGCAATGAGATGCGTTGAATGTTTGATGTATTCCATTGGCTTCTTGGTATAGAAACATCCATTGAGAATGCACCGCCTCCACACAATACCACAAGTGAACCTTGGCCGCGAAGATTATCTCCCAAATCAGGCATCACCTTCATTCCTGTAATATTCCCCATCATGGATGGAGTTGAGAACGCGCCGCCCTCTGCCCAGTAGGTGATTTCTGTAAAGTTCTCTGTATTCAGCGTGTTGGTGAACCCTGCTCCGTAGATAATATCCGAAGCGTAGATTTGGTTGAACTTGTCGCTCACGAATACTCGGCCAAACGCATACTCCATGATCGTGCCAATCGGCATCTTGTTAAGAAACGGATTGAGCCTATATGCTATTGCCTTGGCTACTCCTGTCCCTGTCCCTATTCCTGTGGCGATAAACTTTGTTCCTACTGCGTTGGACGATGCGCCGATTAAAGTGAAGTTTGTCGTTCCTACCGTTACAATCTCGTATGTCTCGCCAACTATAAGGTTGGTTGCTTCTGTGGTGCCAAGCTCTCCTCCCCACGCTATTGCGTTCTGGTAGCCATTCTGGATATACACCCGATCCTCTGCCTGCACGAACCATGTGTGCATCATGCTGGGGTCATTCCCTTCAATGAGTTTGTAGGCGAATGCTTGGTTGTTTACGATCTTCAGAAAGTAGATAACCCCAGACACCGACATCAAGATGCCATCAGCGGAGTTATATTTTGTCCTGCGATATGGATATGCGCCCTGAAAGTTTCCACGCTCAATATCGTTAACGATAGTGGCCGATTGGTTCTCTCCTGCCAACAATCTTAGCTGGCGAATGCTTGGCCTAGTGCGATTGATGCCCCCACGGAATGTGCGATTGACCGATTCGCTGACAAAGAACTCAGGCAAATACGATGGATGTGTAGCGGCATCTTGGGCGACTACAGAAAGAAAACCATCGAATACTGATCCCTCAGTTGCCATCAGGTCTTGATGAGATACCGCATTGCGATGTTGGCGGGTCGGGTTTCGGATGCCGTGCGTGGGGTGCCGTTTGTTCCATCTGTTACAATTGCTGTAGTAGTTGATGGGGCTAAGACATTGTTTATTCCTGTAAAGGCGGACAAATTTTGAAGTCCTAAATCTCCGATTACAACTGTATGTTGGTGCCCTTGGAAGGCATCCGCTTGTTTCACGCCAAACGCAGCGGATGCAGTTGCATCGCTATTGGTTCCAAAGCCGCGTATGAAGTATCCGCGCAGGTCTGGGAGGCGGAAGTTGCTTGGCCCCTCGCCGCCAGTATTATAGGTGCTTCCGATAACAGCGAATAGATTTGTGTATAATGCTTGCGCTATAACAGAGCCATCGCACTCAAGGTATCCAGATGGCAAAGGAATCGGCGCGTTGGCGGCGTATGGAAGAATAAAGCCAGTAGGAAATGGCGGAATCACGGCCTGTGGAGCAAATTGAATATTTGTTCCAACATACTGCAATGTTTCTCCGGCGACTCCATTTACAAATGAAAGTGTTCCTATTGTGTTTTTTATAAGAACTCCATCGCCTGAAGGAAATACTGTTGAGGTTGGACCAAGTTTCCAAGATGCGCCATCCCAATAAGCAAAGAAATTATCTCCCGTATTTGATGGTTCCCATGCTTTTATTGTTCCATCTGCAAGAAGCACTACAATCTTTGGTGCTTGAGATGCTTGATGTTCCGCCATTTGTGGAAGTTTGATAAGCTGGCTATCTGATCCAGTTGAAAATTGAATGTTCCCAGCATTTGTTTGATAAAGCAAAGATGGGTCATTTGTCTTAACTAGAGTTTTTTGACAAGAAGCCTCGTCTTCAACTACAAGTCTTTGACCATTATTTGTAGTTGGAAGAGGATCGCAGAAAAGCGGAAAATTTGGTTCGCAAGGAGGTGCTGGTTCGCAAGGCATAGGATTATGTAGTTACGGCTTTAATGACTGCGAAAGCAATTACGATTGCTTCGCTAAGGTTTCCTGCTGTTAAATTTCGCACATTAATCAATGCACTTCCAGAAGATGATTGAGCATTTAATGTATATGCCCCAGCAGTTCCACCAGAAATATGATTTAACACAATAATGTCTCCAGCATTGATGCACGTATTGTAAAATATAAATGGGACATCTGTGTTTGCGTTTAAGATTGCAGCGTCCATTGTTATCTGGCCGCAAGGTCGGTTTAATGTTACTGCTGTTGCTTTATTTGTTATTTGAGTAACTGTTCCGCCTGCTCCAACAGAATATCCTATCCCAAAAGATGGACTGCTTGTGCGGATTGTGCCAGACGCCTGAATGCCTCCAATTATTGTAAGTTTTTCTGCTGTGGTATTTGTCCCAATGCTTACATTTCCCGCAGCGTCAATTTGGAATGGCGTGACATCTGGATGAAGACTGTCTTCTACAACAAAAGAAATTCCGGTTCCTTGTTGTGTTACGCGCAAAGCGGTATTGGGAGAATCTACATCAATGACCAATCCTCCCGTCATTGTGTCTCCAGTTTTTTCAACAAAACTTGATAGCGCAGCTAACGCGTCCTCTGCGGATTGCTGCGCGTTCTGGGCATTTGCAAAAGCAGACTGCGCCGAGCTATAAGCAAATCTTGTATATTCTGGAACATCCGTGCAGCATTCATTGTTTGGCTTCGGGTATCCGTTAGGTGAGCATCCGCAGTTTGACATATTATCGTTAACGATAGGTTTAGTTTAGTTGGTGGCAAGTAATTTTTTACCTTGCCTCAAATAATTCGTATTCCGCCGGGAACATGTTTCCCTTCACCGTTCCACTCGGCTGGTAGATTCGCAACCACCACGCTCCTGTGGGCTTCGGTGGTTTGCCTGTCTCGATGTGCCACCCTCCGTATCCATCTTCGTATTCTTCTTTGTAGCCTGCGATCTTTACATGGGTCTGCCTCTCCTGCACCACCTCGTCGGCTTGGTTGAGTCTGATCCTCTGCACGGCGACCTGCCAGCTTTCGTGGACATGGCCCGTGGCGACGATATCTGCGTCACTCACATACACAGCTTGGCGGTTGGTCTGGATCACTCCGCGTGTGACCGGGCCTCCTCCTCCGCTACCGTGAAAATACCAGAGCTTGATGCTGTTGTTCTGGCGGGTGTTGTTTCTTACATGGAATCTCACATAGCCCGAGTAGCCTCCCCGCCTTGCTGGGCTTCCGTTGATTCTTAGCCTCTCTGCAAGTCGTTCGGTTAAATCGGTTTCGTGATTTTTGTGGATGGCCGATTCGTGATTGCCAGTCCCGCGAACCGTGAGCAATTCAGCATAAGGTTTAAGATATTCCGCCGCTGTGGTGACCAGCGAGTCTAGGTAGCTATCGTTCTGATGCTCGGGGCGAATGTCCTTCTTGCTGGCCCTGCGATCATACTTGCCCTGCATCGCGCAGAAGAAGTCGCCGAAGTCTAGGATGGGCGCGTTCTTCTTCACCGCTTCGTCTAGGTGCTTCTTTAACTTCTTCCGATCACACTTGGGGTTGTCCCAATGCACATCACTTTGCAGGAGGAACCATTGCTCATCCCCGACTTTGGGCAGGTTAATATCGAAGATGTGGACATTCCTGCTCGATTCTCTGAATTTCCAGCTCATAGGTGTAGTTTCAATTCTTGCATGAACCTGTCATATTCTGACGGTTTCAAGTCGTTTTTCCGATTCGGGCTGACTGTCCTGTGGTCAGTCACATCCTTTATCGTTAACGATAGTTTCTTCATTCTGGGGAGAAGATACTCTATGGCGGATTCAATCTGTTCTTTCGTTAGTGGCTTTTCGTAGGTATCCCCGGCGAAAGCGACTCCGAGGCTCCAGCTATTCAAGTCTGGCTTGCCCCTCCAGAAGCTCCTCCCTGCATGCCATGTCCTCTGGTTGTCTCCTGCTAGCACCGTGCGTTCTCCATTCTCTGCGATGATCACATGGTAGCTGACCATGCTCTCTGGACGTGTGCACCAATCGACACTCCCTGCGTAGCTCCCTGATGTGTGGTGGAGGACTACAGCCTTGGGGGTGAGTATCCTTCCCCTAGAGAAGTTAGGGGTTTGCCGACTAACTTCTTTATACTTTGGCTTCACTTGTCGCCGAGTGTCCGTGTCGGGATTTCGTAGCTGAATGTCCCGTAGTCTGTCGCGAGACCTATTCGTAAGGTTTCGCAGCCAGTCAGCAATAATATGACCAACATACATAATGCACAGAGTGCTATGAGTGCGCGGTCGTTCATTTCTCCTTGCGGAATACTTCGTAGGCTCCGATCAATCCGATGACTGCTGTGCTGATCGCGGTGAATTGCTCGGGGTCGAGCTTCAGCCCAGCCAGCGCAATAAGCGTTCCAAGCCCAGCCCATGTGGATTTCTCTTTCAGTTTCTTGAGAATGGTATTTAGAATGTTCATAATTTTTCTATCTTCTTCCACATATACACACATGTCAAGCAGCCTGCGATGAGGCCGACGAAAGCTCCACCAATGCGTAGCCCAGTCTCAAGGTGTGGCAGCATGCTCACCAGCACACCTGATAGACTAGTAGCTGTCCCAAGAATACCTGTGAGTGTAGGATGGTCGTTCATGCAATCGGCTCCCATTGTCTTTCCACGCGATCTTCAAACCACACCACGACTGGCTCCCACTCGCCTTCTGCGGGCTTCTCGATCTTCACCACTTCTACAAGGCGCGGATCAACCCAGTCTTCCGGCACAGGATAGGGCCGAATCGTATCAATGCGCGGGTTTCCTTCGTCGTCCAGCACCACGCTGGCGAGTTCTTTGCACCCGTCTGGAAATATGAGTCCGTAAGTTTTCATAAATTTTATGTTCCTCGTTCAACTTCTACCGCATCTACGCTGGCCACCCAACGCCATGTTTGTGCAGCAATACCCGTTACTCTGATTGAGACATAATCTCCGACATCTTGGGTGGTGATATCGAGAACTGTTCCTGCTGCGTTATCGGTTCCAACTGTGACTGGTGCGTAGATTTGGCTGCTGGTAAGGGAAACATTCTTCACGGCGTATTGACGCTCGTAGGTCGCAACCTCTGCACCATTATCCCGAACTCCAACAACCTTGATGTTCATAAAGATCGCCTTGTTGTTCGGAATCGTGAGATATGTCGTGCTGCCATCCAGTGCCATCTCCACGGCAGCGTTGGTAGTAGTCTTGCAGCGAAGGACGAAGCGGACGCGTTGGGCATCGCCGCTGGCTGCGAATTGGCCTACGGAGTGGGCGTGCATGCCAAGCCTGTCTCCTCTGGCATTAAAGCCAATTGCAGAAGCGTATGAGGCGTTAGATGTATTTGTTTGGCCTATTGCAATGGCCCTTGATGCGCTGGCTGAATTTGATCCGCCAAGAGTGATGCCGCCAAGTGTTGAAGAATTAGTGTGCCCTAACGCAACTGCCCCATAACCTCCTGTGTTTGTTGCAGTATTTACAGAACCAATAGCAACTGAACCGCCGTTGTCTGTGGTATTTTGGTATCCTATTGAAATACTTCCAAACTCAGGATCAGATGCAGTATTGTTCTGACCAATTGCAACACTTCCCGCACCGTTAGCAACTTGTGCCGCAGATGATCTGGAAAGTTGGATGTCAATAGCTCTTGCCCCCCTCGCATTTCCGCCAACCGCCGTGCCGTCCGGCTTCGGCCCGAGGATGAATGCCCCCGTGCCTTTCGGCGTGAGGACGAGCGCGGAGTTGGTCTGCCCAGTATGGTCGTTGCGGAGGGCGACATTGTTCTGGGTCGAGGTAGTCGCGTCGTCAATGATAATGTTGCTTCCCTGCACAGTAAACCCACCCGTGCCATCTGCGCGGGGGACTGCGTTATCCACAGTGCCAAGAGTGCCGCCGATGCCTGTGATGTTCCCGCCAGAGACTGTGATGCCGACAGGGGTAAGCTCTTCCATTACACCCGTGCCTGCGGTGCTGCGGCCTACGATGCGGTTGGTAGCGATGCTGGTCGAGATGTCGGGTGTCGTGCCTCCAGAGCTTGTGAGCGGGGCGGTAGCGGTGACGGAGGTGACTCCTGCGGCTGTAAGGGTTCCGGAAGTAAGCGACAAGCCTGTGCCTACGGTAATCTCTTCTGCTGCGCCGACTCCTGTGGTGGTTCTACCAAGCAGGCGGGCGGTGTTCATCGTCAGACCAGTAGTCGCAGTATACAGCCCTGCGCCGATCTTGTTGTTAAAGGTAGTCCAGTCTGCACTAGAGAGCGCACCGCGATTGGCTGCACTAGCTGTAGGGATGTTGAAGGTGTGGGTGGCTGCGCTGCTGGCAATGTTGAAGTCGGTGCCAGTAGTCCCAGTAGAGAAGAACTGAATCTGGTCGGTCAAGCCATTGAGTGCCGCCAACCCAGTCGAGAATGTCGTAATGATTTGGCTATCGGTATTGCCTTCCGTATTGAAAGTGATTGTGTGCCCACCCAAGCTACTGCCAATCACGCGCACAGCCAAGCGGTCGGTGAGTGCAAGAGTCGTAGAGGCAGGCACGGCTACCGTGAGCAAGTGGATGTCCGAAGTAGTATTAGAAATCGTGACCGCAGGGCTGGTCGCGCCGATCTGCGTGAAGGTGGCTCCGTCATACTTGTAGAGTTCCACCGCCAATTGCGGGTTTCCGCTGGAGGTAAGGCAGTAAAGCTGGAAGGTGAAGTTACCTTGCGGTATCAGAATCCGATTTGGATCGCCAGCATCCGTGATGAAGTAGGCGGTTGTATTGCCAGCGTTGATCGTGAAGTTGGTCTGCGCTCCACCCGCTGGAATCTTGTTGATCTCGTAATACGGATTCCCAAGGATCGTGCCTTGGCTTACACTTCCGTTGAAGTAGTAGCTGAGTGAGCTTCCTCCACCCGCTGCCACAGGGAAGTTCGCAATCGTGGCATCTCCTCGGATGTATTGGCTTGCTGTGCCAAATCCAATCGCAACAGGCCCGCTGACGTCTTGGATATTCAGCGTCCTAGTAGTCGCCGCACTGATCGCGCTCGCTTCAAACTGAAAGCGTTTCGTATTATTTCCGTTATCGAAAATACGGAACTTGCTGTCATTGAAGACTGGCGCACCCGGCGCGTTGTCGAGCTTACCTGTGAATGGATTGAATTTGTAAGGCATCTTATGTCAAAGTTACGGTGTCGAGCAAAGCATCGTCATCAGTTGGCACTCCACCCACATAAGTAAGCGTAAGTGTGCCGACTGTAGTTCCTCCAGAACCTCCTTCTTTGAAGATAACAGTTCCGATATTGTTTGTCGAACCAATATAGTTGAGGTCGATGAAGTCGTAAGTAGGAATCGGGAATCCGCCCTCCGCTTCAACTGCGGCCTCGATGGCCCCTAGTTGCTGGAGGATTTCCCAGTTCTGCACATCAGGTGTGCTTTCTTTGAAACAGTTTTCAGATAACATAGTGTTTTATCGGTTCCGATAGTTTACCCAAGGTTTACGATGTTGTTGCTCCCGTCAAGCGAGAATCTTATGAAGCCGCTTCCAGTTAGTGTTGGAAACGCCCCAGAAGTTTTTTTGCATTTGATGATTTGGCCTGTATTTACTCTTGGGCCAAATGAGTCTGCTCCAGCAACGCAGTTTTTTGCCACTCCTGTAAAATCATCTCTTGCGAATACTGATGCGGTGCAATCAATAAATGTTCCAGACGCAATTGAAAATCCTCCGGAGTTAAATGCGCCTGCACTCCCGGCAAATCCATTGGTTGCATTGCATTTTATAAAAGTTCCAGATGCATTTGCTGCTCTTGTTCCAGAACCAGCGGTAAACGAATATCCAAATCCATTTGTAACAGCGCAGTTAATATAAGTGCCAGCTGCTGTTGGTCTTGATCCGTTTGTGCTATAACCAAATCCATTTGTGGCAACGCAATTTACAAATGTTCCATTGTATATTTGACCGGATATAGTAGCTCGTCCAAATCCAGTTCCATTTGCTGTGCAGTTTTGAAAATATTGAAGAGGTTTATTTGTTGCTATTTCTATTGGGAAAGACCCGGCGGAAACTTGCAAACCGATTATTCTTACATCGTTTGCTGTAACATTTATACCTGTTGTTGCGCTACTTGTTATTATTACTTTAGGATTTTTGGGGCTTGAACCCAACCCAATCACATCAACAAATTCAGTGTTTATATTCCATTGTGTAGATAAGGAATAGTTTCCCGGCATGATAACCAATGCCACGCGGTTTGTTGCCGTAGCTCCAATGGATGTAGCAAGCGAAACGGCTTGGGCATATTTAGTCGCAAGATTATCACCGACTTTTGCTGTAATAATATTGCTAGCTTGGAAACCTCCCGAAGGTCCCGGTAGACCGGGCGTTCCGGGTATTCCAGCACTCCCATCTGGTCCGACTGGGCCGGGAGGGCCACTTACTCCGGGAGGGCCATCTACTCCGGGAGGGCCTTGCGGACCCGGTTGTCCTTGAAGTGGCCCATATCCTGTCCAAGCAGAGCCATCGTATACATAATACGATCCTTCTCCTTCTACAAAATAGCAGTAGCCAGCAGTCGATGGTATTGGAAGCGCAGCGGCATTTGGAACTGCTCCACGAAAATCTACTGCTGGACCCTCAACTCCTTCGATGCCTTGAATGCCACGAATGCCTTGCAAGCCTTGCAATCCCGCCGGACCTTGTGGACCCTCGTCTCCGATTGGGCCTTCTGGCCCCTGTGGGCCTCGCGGCCCTCTTCCGCCTACAGTATCTACTACATCAATGAAGGAGCGAGTGACCAAACACAGCTTCTGATCATCGCTCAAATTCTTCCAGCATGCGCTTGAAAAAAACTCTGCGTTTTCAGCGACAGTATTTAGTGTCTTATAAATCTCATACTCCTGATCTTCTACCGTGGGAGGGCATGTGCAGTTTGACATTTTTAAGGAATGTTTATGATTGTATTAGTAGCATCCAAGGACATACGGACCCGACCTGCGCCAGTCTGGTTCGCGTATCCCCCAGTAGTGGTTTTGCACCACGCGACTAAACCTGTGAGTGAGCCTCCAGTATTTCCACCGAAGCTATATTCACCTCCGGTGCAATCGTAGAACGATCCACTTGCAACACCATTGGTCGATCCACCAAAGCTGGCGGTTCCGCTTGTGCAGTCGCGGAATGTTCCGCTTGCAGTAATGACTCCGCTAGTTCCATGACCGAAACTGTTCACGCCTGCCGTGCAGTTTGTGAATGTTCCGGCAACCGTTCCGCTCGTTCCGTATCCGAAACTATTCGTCCCGCTAGTGCAGTTGGTAAACTCTGCGCTCGTCGTGGCAATCGTATTGGTTGAGGAACCAAAACTGTTATTGCCTGCCGTGCAATTGATGAACTTGCTGTTTACTGTTAGTGCAGATGTAGAATATCCAAAGCTATTCGCTCCCGCCTTGCAGTTGGCGAAAATTTGTGTTGCCGCACCGCTGCAATTGAGTGATCCAGTTACATTAAGGCCAGAGACTTTTACATTAGTCGCAGTAACATTGATGCTTCCATTGATGATTGCATACTGCGTGTTTTCTTGATCTTCCATGCAGATCACATCTACGAAATCTGTGTTCACATTCAGCGTTGAGCCGATTGTGTATTCTCCGGGCAGAATGATTAGGAAGCAGCGATTTGTAACTGATGGGGCTGGGACCAACGCAACTGCTTCAGCATACTTTGTAATTAAGTTATCTCCGCGCCTTGCGATTACAATGTTTGCAGCAGAGAAGCCTTCGCCTGCTGGCCCAGTAGCTCCGGGAGTTCCGGGAGGGCCGGGAGGACCCGGAGGGCCGGTAGGGCCGGGGGGGCCGGGAGGGCCTTGGTCCCCTTCTGGACCTTCAATGCCGGGTGGTCCTTGAATGACGCCACCATTAACCCATACTCCTGCTGCATTGTAAATCCAGATTGAGCTTGTGCTTGTAACGAAATAGGCAAAACCTTGCGTGGATGGGGTAGGGAGTGCTGCTGGATTAGCAACTGTTCCTTGGAAATCAATGCCCGGTCCAACGCCTCCTTGCGGTCCCGGAATACCTATTTCACCCTGTATCCCTTGTTCTCCGTCATTCCCCGGAGGCCCCGGAGGGCCGGTAGGGCCTTGATCTCCTTCTGGGCCGGGTAGTCCGGGCAATCCTTCTCCGCCAAAGTTTCCAAATTCAAATACTTTGTTTAGAGCATCGTTTATAAGGCAGACTTGCTCTGATTCGCTTAATACGACAAAGCAACTTGCGGAGATTTTTTCTTGCAACGCAGCGTCCATCAATGTGCTGTAGATGGAATAGCGTTGCTGTTCTGGCGTTTGATTTGTAAAACAGGAGCAGTTCATGGTTTTATCGGTTCCGATAATTTAAATTGGTGGGTAAACGGGGTTGTAGGAATACTCTAATGCCTCGTTCAAATGATACCATTGCATATCCTCGGTCATTTGGACATAGCAGTTTTCTGAAATTGGTTGTATGGAGCCGCCGATATAATGTAAGTTCACATAGAACTGATACATCTGGTTTGCTCTGGGCATTGCTTGGTAGCATCCCAAGGAAACCGTGACTGCGTTTTCTCCTGCCGCTGCATAGAGGGTTTGGAGCAATTGATAGCTCCAGTTTGAGTAGGGCAGATCGGTGAAACAAGCCATAGATTTTATTCTGGTTTGCCCCGCTTGGAGGAGCCGGGGTGTCCCGACTCCTCCTTTGGAGCGTTTGGCTTAAGCGCCGGGGATGTCACCAACACCTTCGCAGTTGTAGCAATCCGTAGGATCGACAGGCGGGGTGTATTCGTTCAGCGGGCAGCAGGAACCGTAGAGGTTCTTGGTGCGGGGCAGACGATGCAGGAAGACGTGGATCAGGGTCGGGTCTTTAACCTGCGCGGCGAGGCGGAATTGGGCCTGATAGTAGCCCATCTTGCGCCAGCGGTTGCACTCCCAATCGGGGTTCTTCCACTCCCAGTCACCAGCGTAGTTCTGGGCCATCTGCTGGGCTTTGCCGTATCCAGTAGCGGAAGGCATTGTCCATTTGACCATGGCTTTGTTGACCATAGCGACAGAGATGGCGAAGTCGGCGTTCTGGTAGTCCTTGTTCGGGACATACGAGCAACCGTTCTCCTGCACAACTTTGACGTAGCGAGGAACGCGCACAAGCACGGCCCAAGTGTCGGGGTCGGACGGGCTGAAGGGACCAGCGGGTTGATCAGGAGACGCGTTGAAACGAGCCGCATTGATGTCATACCCGAAGGCGTAGTCGCCGATGACGCGGTTGACTCCGAGCTTGAGGCTGGAGAGGCGGGCGTCGAAGTCGGTGTTGGCATCCCAGTAGCCGTTGTTGCGCTTCGCTTGGAAGTAAAGGGCGCGGCCCACGCGAGGATCAGGGATAACAATGTCGAGAAGCTGCATGCCAGTTGCTTCGTTGATGTCGAGGCGGAAGGCATCGTCTTCGTTCTGAAGCTCGATAAGAGCGTCATCCAACATGTCGAGCGAGAGGTAGGCGATCTTAACGAGATCGGCGGGTGCAACCTTCACTTTAACTTGGCAGAGGTCGTAACCAGCAGTAGAGCCTTCGCTGTGCTGCGGGATGAACCACGCTTGATCGTCAAGGAGACCGCAGTAGGTTCCGTCATCGGTGGTAAGACCAACCCATTTGTGGCCAGCTTGACCAATGTAGTTCGCACGAAGGAACTCTTCATGGACGTTCTTGGTGATGCGGGCGTTGGACTCCTCGAACTGAAGAATCTCTTCGGCTGGGAACAAGCGATAGAGAAGGCTCTCCACGCAAATCCAGTCGGTATGCATCTCTTTACGCAGAAGCTCGAAAGTGTAGCTCTCGGTGCCGGGGCGTTGGATGAGGGTGCTGTTCGTAGCGCAGCTATCGGTTTCGCAGTAGGTGTCCGTGATCTTGTTGAAGGGGGTGCAGGGATCGTAGAACCCACGGCCAAAGCGGAAGGCTTTTTGCTCGGTGGTGTGATTGAGCGGCCAAGGCTGCTCTTCGAAGCGTTGGAAATAAACGCTGTTAGTGACGAGCTTCTTCACATAGAGATCGTTGAAATACTCACGACCTTCGCGGAAAAAGCTGTCGATCTCTTCACAGGAATTGAAGATGATTTGTGACATATGATTGATTTAGTTAGGTTTAATTTTTGGTTTTGTTAAACCCGCGTGGCAACCCAGAGGACCGCCAAGCGAGTGCTTGGTTCTCTGAGGCCGGATTCTACCCCTCTTTGGCTTGCGCCCAGTCCGGAAACAGCTTTTCATGCGAGTGCTGTTACTCGCCAGTCAGGATGCGACTGAATCCCTAATTGCTCGCGCTTTCGGATATCCCTATGCTCGCAACTTAATCCTCACGCAAATGCTGTCAAATGTTTTTTTACAAAAAAAGAGGAGGAGCTTTTACACTCCTCCCCTTTCATGGTGTGGGATGGGAATCAGACAGTAGCCAACCGTGGTCCGAACTTAGCCAGCTTTGCAGCCAAACCTTCTGGGATGCTCACTCGTTGCTTGGTCTCTGTGGTGGCGGGAGCCGAGGTGGTCTTAGATGCACCCTTGAGCTTGTTGATATAATCGTCTTTTTCTTTCAACATCTCTGCCTGCGCTTTTACAAGTGCCTGTAGTTTTTTATAACTGCGGCCCTGATTGATAAGACGATTCATCTCATCCACGCTGGCTACCTCGTCACTTTGTTGAGTAGCGGCGAGGGCGATGGCATCATCTCGGCTAGTATCGAACTTGATGCCTTTCTCTTTCATATATTCGGCGATGTCTTCGGTGATCTGAATCTCGCTCTCCACCGCTTGCGCTTGCTCCTTGTAGCTGTTGCGCCATGTGCTCAAGAACTCTGTGCGAGTTTTTAGCTCTTTCTCTTTCGCCTTGCGGGAGATTTCCTGCTTGGTGGCTTGGTAGTTGTAGAGGGCGTTAGCGTGGTTATCAATCGCTTTGAGATAGCTGTTCAACTGGTCGGCGAAACGGACCTGCTTGAAAGTATTAAGTTGGTTGGTCAATTCATCCAATGCTTCATCTCGTTCTTGAAATGATTGCTGTCTATCTGCTTCGTTGGTGTGGTTGTATGCCGCCGCGTTCGCTGCAATCGCCCTTCCGAACAATGCTTGGAGTTGCTGGTCATTCCCAAGAATCTTCTTAGCTTCATTGTAGCTTTCTTGGATGGGAGCAACATAGGTGCGCTGAAAGTCTTCGCTAGCCGTGATGTCGTAGAACTCCACCTTACTCTTAAGGTCTGCGATTTCCTTTGATAGCTGGGACTCTAATTCAACTTTAGCCTCGTTGGCTTTATTAAGCTGCTCTTGGTAGTGGTTGGCTTCCGCCGTGGTCTGGCTGTTCTTTACCAGTTGCTCAAGCTCGGCAATCTTCTGGGTATACTTAGGAACTTCGTCAGTCTTGAACTTTTCCAACTCTTCCTTGAGGCGTTTGTTCTCCTCAATCTGTTTCTGCACGAAACCCGGCTTTTTCTTTTCAACGCTGATCAAGGGCTTCTTCTCTTCGTTATCGTTACCGATAATTTCTTCCTCAGTATCATTTGATACCTCCTCTTGCTGGCGACCCAACATAGGATCGTTGATGTTATCCGCGCTAGGCTTACCTTCGTCGGTTTGCTTTTGCGTGAACTTCGCAAGGAAGTCTGCCGTGTTTCCCTTGATCGGGATGCTTGCTTTGGCTTTGAGATCGTTAATGATCTCCGCTGTTTCGTTGTTGGTGTCGCTCATAATTCTTTAAGGTCAGGGTCTTCGTTCGGGTCAATCGCCACTTGGGTGACGCCTTGCTTGGTTTTCTTAAACTGTTTAGGCACATCTTCTCCGAGTGAGCTAATTGAGTTTAAGATATGCCTCACAGCCTCTATACCCGAAGAGGGCTGGGCTGTCAGTAACAAGTAGGCTTGTAGCGCGTTCCAGTCTTCGTGGTTAGCTATTGATCCACAAAGACTCTTGAGTTTATTTGAGTCTATCATTCAGTTGGTTGTGTTGTGTTCTGCATTCCCGCTCGGGTATTCTGCTCCATCTGTTCCTCCATAAGTTCTTCTTGCGCTTCCTCTTCTGGAGTCTCTTCTTCCTCGACTTCGATCTCTTCCTCTTCTTCTTCCATTTCTGGAGCCTGTTGCATGGGCTTTGCCTTTGCCATCTGCTTCTGAATCTCGGCGCGGGCTTTGGCTTTCTGCAAGGCGAGTTGTGTGATGCCTTGCTTCTCGCGTTGCTCGGTGCGTTGAGCGTGGCTGATCGAAGCCTTGCCAATGGAGATGTCGGCGAGCTTCTGCTTGGTGTCGATCTCGATACCAGACTTGGCTGCGAGGTATTGGAGCTTGATGTCCTCTTCGCTCATACCTTGACCACCTTGTTGCTGCTGGGCTTGCACCATCTCTTGGTAGACCTGCGCGATTTGGTCGCCCATCTTGCCCGCTTCGCCCATTCCTTGCATGAACTGCTTGAGGAAATCTTTTTTGCCTTCGTCCTTGGCGATGAATTCGACGTGCGCCATGATGTGCCCACCCTTGAACTGGATGGAGCGAACTGCCTTGGCAAGCTCGTTGACATCGGGCTGACCCATCTGGATCGCTTGCATGTTGGTCTGAATCTGCAACATGAGGTCGTTGAAGTGACCAGTCGCGTGTTCTATATGAGGATCGGTGGGCAGTACAGGGAAGTTCTGCGGGTTGACGAACACATCGGTCATGCCTGCGTTCTCGAAACCGATGATACGATCTGTATCGTCAATCTTCGCTACCTTGGTGTTGCGATACCGCTCCACGTTATCTCGGCCTGCTAGCGCGGCGATGGCGTCTTTGACTGCATTTTCCTGCCCTTCGTTCGCGGGAGTAATGCTCGTAAGGTTGACCAGCCTCTCCGCAGTAATGAGCTTGAAGCTCGGGCTTCCCGCCCCGTTGATGAGATTGCTTCGGATTGAGGTGATGTTCTTAAAGGAAGCAGCCTCCTTCGGCGTTCCAAGCTCCTCAAGAATTTCGTAGAATCGTTTGACATACTGATACCCATCATCATTGCGAGTAGCTGAAACAAAGCGTCGGTAGAGTTCGCGGAAGTATAGCGTTTCGCACTCGTTGAACCGTCTAATTTGTGTGCCAGATAGCTTGGCGGACTCGGCGGCATCCAACTCTGCTTCTCCTCGGGTGCGTTGCGCTCCTCCGCTGGTGGGAGCGTTGATGCGATACTGCCCCATCCCGCGATAGAGATCGCCCATGTAGAATTGCATGAATGCCATGCTCTCTTGGACGGGCAGGGTAATACGGTTCTGGCTGAACTTGGCCCCGTCTGGCATGATGCTCATTGGGAGCCATTCCATCTGCTTGAGCGTCTTAGTAGCATCGGGGGCTTGGCCTTCCAAGAGTAGCATGGAGTTGAGCCGCACCGCATCGACAAGGCTATTCATCGTGAAGTCATACTGGCGACACGCAACGAAACACGCCTCCGCTTGGCTCTTGATGTCGTGGAAGAGTCCCGACCCAACTGAGTCTGTAACCATGTAGAGAATCTGATCCCAGCTATCGAACAACCCGATGTTGAGTTGCATGAACCCATGCTGGTCGCGGACTTCGGCATCGGTGATCTTCTCCGCTCCGCGCAACTTGCTTTTGATATTGCTGACAATCGGTGTGTAGTCTTGCAACACGACTGCCTTGCTGATCTTGCCGTCGAACTCCTGCCAGTAAATCTCGTAGAGGTCGATAGTCTGGTTGACCGAGAGGTTCCAGTTGAAGCTAGCCTCGCTGATCGTGCGGTAGAATTCTTCGCGGGTTTTGTTGGTCTCAAGGAAGCTCCTCTGGAACCTAATCGCATCTATGACTGCATCAACATTCCACCCAAGTGCTTCGGCGGCTTCCCGATTCTTGATGACCTTGTAGAGTTGGTAGGGGGTGAGTCGAACTCGCCGCACAAACTCTTCCAGATTAGAGAAGTCCACTTTCGTATTTGATGGAAAAAGCAGGTCGGAAAGCGGCACGGCTTCTGGCATCCACCCAAGCGGGCTTGTCCACATACCGATTCCTTTTCCGTATAGCAGCATCGACGTGATGTCTTGCTCTTTATTATAAAGGTAACCGGGCCATTCGCGGATTGCGTGGTCGAACGCTTTCGTGATGTTTTCCGAGTGAACGAGTCTTTCCCTTTCGTTCCCGAATTTGGTTTTGATTTCCGCACACGCTTGGCGTTCTGTAATGACGTCATAATATGAAGACTTCTGGTTGTTTACAATAAATTCTAGCTGGCCCCAACACACGTTGGAGCTAAAAGGAAGTGTCTTCTGCGCGAGCTTGCTATACTCGGTCGGCGGAAACCGATTGTATTGCTTGAAGATTCGGATGCGCTTTTGCTCGCGACCCACGTTATCTCTAGCTAGCTGATCGGCAATATTCCAAGCGACGTTCGCTGAACCTATCCTCGTTGCTGGCACTTCCCCATCGGGACCAAGAGTTGCGAGCGTAAAATTATCAGAGCCAGCGTCGATCATAGTTCGGTATTATCGTTAACGATAGTCATTCCGTCAAAGAATTTTGTTCATCTTTTCCCTGCGCTTCCCGCAAGACAGACATCCCTTTGCCTTCTTCTCCAGCCTTGTCCCTGCGATACTGTCGATGAGTCTAGCTGCGCCGTGGATAAGATTTGCGGTAACATCACCGCTTTGTTGCCAGCATCGGTCGGCGGGTTGGCTCGCACAGATTTGTTGTTCCACCTGATACTCAAGATCATTGGGAACAGGATGCGCGTTGCTAACCATGTCCTTTTTAATATTCGCTATGAGACGGGTCCACGAATCCCCGTAGACTGTGGCGGGGAAGTCTAGATTGAAGCGATGTATCGTATAACGATACTTGAACCCGCCCACAGGCGCTCTGTTTCGATCTTTAAGTTTCATGCTTGATCTGGGCAAGAAGATGTGGTCTTCTATATCGGATGTCAAGCAAAAAAGGTATACAACGCTACGGCATGTTATTCCCCGATAACATGGACGATCTTCAGATTGAGCTATACTGCTACGCCCTCACTCGCGGGCAGTATGGCAAGACGCTCTGCATCGAGAAGAATGTCGATCTCTCGCAGTTCAAACTCATGTCCCCATTTGAGCATTTTATCAAAGCCGTCCAACTCCAATGGCCGACCGATGTCATTATCAAGAATCGCGGGTATACCAACCATTCAATGCTCCGCACCTTTGAGTCTCTGTGCAATAATGACGATGTGGTGCTGGCTGGCGCGGCGTCTGCTGGCAAGTCGTTCCCTGTCTCTGTCTGGATTTACCTCGACTGGTGCGCGGCTCCTCATTGCACTTCCTCTTGGGTGGCGACTACTACCCTCGGTGCTTCGGAGGATCGTATCTGGGGTATCATCTCGAAACTCTACAAGTGTGCCAGACATAGAATTGGAAACCTAATCGACTATCGCCACATGATCGTGTGGGGTGGAGCAAGTGGACAAGATGAAAAAGAATACCAAAATGCTATCAAAGCCTTGGCCTTTCCTCAAGGTAATGAGGGGCAAAAAGCCATCGACACTACGCGTGGTCGTAAGAATAAGCGCATCCGTCTTGCTATGGATGAGTTGCCGGAAATGGAGATGGGTGCGCTAAGTGCCAGACAGAACCTTTCCTCCAACAACGATAAGGTCTTTATTGGAATCGGCAACCCTTCTACTGGCGACAATCCTCATACCCGCTGGTGTATGCCCAAAGGTGCCTCGACCTTTGATACTGTGAATGCCGATATGCTCCAATGGGAGACGGAGACGGGTATCTGCCTCTTCTACAATGGCAACAAGTCTCCCAACTTCGACGCTCCTGCCAGCGAGCCTCCTCCATTCCCGTTCCTCATGGATCGCCAGAAGCAGGCCGATATGCTTAAGATGTCTTACGGCGATGAGAATGCTGTGGACTATGTTCGCAATGCTATCGGCTGGTGGCCGAAGTCTGGCTTCAATCAGACGATTCTCACCTCCGATGTGATCAGAAATGCCGATACTCTTGAAGAACCTATCTGGTCTGCCGATGGGTTTGTGAAGGTAGCTGGCTTTGATACCGCCTTTACTGTAGGCGGGGATCGCTGTGTTCTCTCTATCGGTAAGCTCGGTAATGTCAGGGGAACGAGCGCGAGGGTTCTCTACCTCCAGCACCAAGAAGTGATCCAACTCTCTGCCAACGCAGCCCAAGAGTTTGATGTCCAGCTTGCGGAGAAAGTGGTCGATATTTGCCGCAGATATGGGGTGGAACCGAAACGCTTTGGTATGGATGTGAGCGGAGATGGTGGGCGCGTGGGCCAAGCGATCATCCGCGAATGGCTGCGCTTTGATCCCAATGGGCACTCTATCGCTCTTATCTCTTCTATGGGTAAGCCTACCGACCGAATCGCGGCGGATGTGGATAAGCGACCTTGTAATGAGGTCTATGATCGCCTTGTCTCGGAATACTTCTTTTCTGTCTACCACGGTTTGAAGGCCAAGGTGATCTATGGGCTGGACCCGGCTAGCGATCTCGGACGCGAGCTATGCCTGCGTAGGTGGCGCACCAAGAATAAGAAGATGTCCATCGAAACAAAGGATGACCTCAAGGGCAGAACTGGTTACTCTCCAGACCTTTCCGACAGCTTCATCTATATGGTCGAGATGGCTCGCCGCTACGGACTTGTTTTTATCGGAACCGATAAAACTGTGCCTACCGACCGCTTCTGGGCTAGACCCGAAAATAAGATTCAACCCGATAGCGAAGAGGATGCCTACTCCTCAGATTCGTGGGGCGAGGATTAGGCGAGCAACCCGTAGGCTTCGATCACCGTCTCGTTGAATCCAAATGGCGCGGCACCCCAGTCTTCTTTGGGCTGGTTGCTCTGCACATACTCTCCGAGGATAGCGTTCGTCCATGCCTTCACCTCATCGAGCTTGGGCGATACCTTGGCGGCAGCGGTAAGCTCTGCGAATAGATCAAGCAATGTAACCAACTGAGTGGGGCCGTAGCCTTCTTTGGCGAGCCATTGCTCTGCGGTGTATGTCGGAGGAGGAGGGATGACCCATTGCCCATTGTCCCATACCGCATCTGGTGATGGGGCGGGTGGGGTTAACTCATACTCGCCGAGCTTGGGGTTGCTCGTCTCGGTCCAGAGATCAATCAGTTCCTGCGCGATGTCTTTGCGCTCAAAGGTGGTCTTATTATAATAATTAGGCATAAACTCTTGGGTGGTTGGCGACGGTGGCGGCGTTGTTGTTGGTGATGGTCAAGCCGCCTTTTTGGTCGTTGAGGTCGCGGACGAGTGGGGCGTAGAAAACGAGATTTTGCGGGCGGATTTTGTCGCAGGTCATGCCTGCTGCGAGGGAGGCGATTTCGGCGGCGGTTAGGGCTGCGTTCCAGATGCCGACTTCTGCGATTTGACCGCCCATAAAACTCGCTCCTGAAGGAAATGTTGAAAATCGTTGAGCACCGATAGAGGTTTGGGTTAGTCCAGTTGTTGCCAAGTTTGTTGTTTCTGTAGCCACCCCCCCCGCATTCAGATAAACAGACCTGCTTGCGCTCGATGAAAGAACCCCACAAGCATGAGACCAAGTGTTAGCACTAAATGAGGTTGTGCTATTCGCGGCCGCATTTGATGCACCTGCGGCAGAAAAAAAAGAAACAGGATCTCCAGATAAGTCTCCCCTCAACAATAGAGCGTGCCGATCCGTTGCGGTGGTCGAATTTAAACAAATCAAACCATACGCAGTTGTGACTGTTGCAGAGCGAAACCAGCAGGCCATTGTTAACGGTGCGACTGTTGCTGGTGCTGATGCTACAGAAAGAAACTGACTGCTCGCTGCCGTGAAATCGTAAGCCATTACGCCGCGCTCCTTACTTCGACAGCAATCAACTCGGCATCGCCTGTCATGGTGTCGCTCGCATTGTTTGCGTCGCGTGTGATTTTGAGTCGGAAGCCGTCGCCTGCGACGACGGAGTCGATGGTGGTCAAGGTGATCTCCGAGTAGTTCGGCACTCCGCTGGTTCCGTTGGTCGTAGTAGTCACGCTGGCTGCGGTGTCGAAGCTATCCGTGTCGATGTCAGTATTCATCCTCTCTAATGCAGCGTCCCACACGCAGTCTCCAGAGGTGGCGGTGGTTGCTGTCCAGATGAGGCGAATCTTGAGTCCGCTTCCAAGGACTGCCGCCTCTGGGATGATGCCAAGAAAGATTGCGCTTTCATCGGTGGTATCGTCAAAGTCGAGGATGGCGATGCTATTGCGGGTATCCAGCGTGGCAAAGTTTGTGGCGGGAGGTTGGTTGTCGTTAGCGTTGAAGACGGCGTAGGTCTTCGTGCCACCACCACCCACAGCAGCTTCCGTGCCAGCAGAATCTTTGATGTAGGCCTTGTTGTCACTCTTAATGTAGAGTGCCGCGTCTCCGCTGTTCGGAGTGAGTCCCGTGCTGTGCGTGAAGATCGCCGCGTTTGCGAAATGTCTGTCTGGAGAAGCCATAGTTCTTTACACTATTCTCGCGGAAAATTAATTCCGCAAGCACAATTTATCGGTAACGATAATTTAAGCAAGCTCCCCGTCAAGCTCAAGCTCGTTCGCCACTTCTTCGCGGACTGTGAGGAAGGATAGCCAGTAGCCTTCGCTGGTCTTCTCCACGCGCTCGATGTTCGTAATATCTTTCCGCTTGATCCAGCAGTCGTTGTAGGTCTGCATGAAGCGAATCTTATATGGGTTCTCCGCGCAGATATACCCGCGCACTTTGACTAGGGACTCGAATGGTTGGTTGTAGCTCATGGTTTGTAATCGTATTGAATGTAGCCGCGCTCTCTGGCCCAAGCTACATTATGGTGGACGCTATCGTGACACAAACGGCAAAGGGCCATGAATGTGTTCATGTTACAGAGATTCTTCCCGCGCCCGCATTTGTGGTGAAGATCGTGTGCCACTTTCCCGCATATCTCGCAGTTAGGATGTTCAAACATATACATCTGCTTCGCGGCTCGGTAAATCTCGTTCACCTTCGCCCGACTCTTGCTTACCGCTCGTAGCCTTCCCCCTCGCTTCTTGAATCCGCTTTTTGCTCTGATTGGTGTTTTCCGTTTAAGCATAGCTCCACGATTTTCTTGACCTGATCCAGCTTCAAGATAGATCGGCTGCTGGTCTCGATCTGGTTGATTAACGCTCCTGTTGTCCCCACCACGCTGCCCATCTCCCTCACGGTCATGCCGAGATTTTTCCTCGCCAACTTCAACTCTTTGCCGAATACGGCCCTCCCGGCCTGCCGCAACATCCGACTTCTCTCGTAGGCTTCCATGCAGGCTTCGTAGGCTCCTAGTAGTGGGTGATCCATCGCGGGGGAGTATAGAAACTTTTATTGACAAGTCAAGCGCAGATTCGTTATCGTTACCGATAATGAATGACGAAGAAGTAGGCCGATTCATCGCGACCGCCGCGCAGACGAGCATCATCATCTCCAACCTCGCCTTCTCCAAGCTACTCGGTGAGGGCATCGTGATGAGCTACGATATCCCCGCCCAAGTGGACAAGGAGATCGTCCTAGCCTGCCGCCCGTCCGGTCACGCCCTCCTCGCTACTTTCCTTGGAGTCGCCCAGAAGGTCTACATGCTGGAGGTCTACATCAACGATGAGGCGAGCAACTACGAGCGCAAACTCTCCGTGCTGGAACTACAGAACAAGGAGGATGCCGAGGCTTTCTGGGTAGACATGATGGACGAGATTGATGACTGGGCGCAGGGGAAAGTAGAAAAGATTGTGATCGGCGAGAAATTGGCTTGACATGAAAACTCGCGCCCGCTAGTGTGCCCATGTGCGTGAGAACGCGCCTTCGGGGTGAGAGCCGAAGTAAACAGAGCAGAATTAAGTAAACAATAATATATGATCCCTTGTGGTGGTTTCACCACTCTCATGCGTCAGTTGCCGCTTCTGCTCGCCACCGCAAGGGGTCGCCCCTTTTCACTTATGAGTGTCAAAATTATGTCCGATGTCTTTGAGCGGAGCAAGACAGAGGGTAATGCGCGGCTGGTGCTTTTGAGCCTTGCCGATTGTGCGAATGACGATGGTGCCTGTTGGCCTTCCATTCGGAAAATTGCAGAGAAAGCCAACTTGTCCGAGCCGATAGCAAAGAAGTATCTGAATGCTCTGATAGAGGTCGGCGTCGTTAGACGCGAAGAAAGAGAAGATCAGTCTGGCAGGCAAACATCGAACTACTACACGATCATGGTTGACCAGATTGGCGATGATAAAATTACCCGCGATATCATGGAATGGGTTACGCCGAAAAGCAGATTGGTGGCTAGGGAGGGGGTAACACGCGTTAGTGGGGGAGGGGGTAACACGGGTTATCGGGGGGTGGGGGTAACGCGCGTTAGTCTCCCTTATATGAACCATCATAAGGAACCATCAAAAGAACCATCAGATGGTTTTGTCGCTGACGCTCCGAAAACCATGGCTACTGATTTGTTCCCTACGGTTGATTCCAATGTTCCCAAACCGTCCAACCCACAGATTGCCGAACGCTCATCAATGGATTCGCGCTCTCTGCAATCAACTATAACCTCCGCCGATTTCAAGGCGCGAGCCAACCGCCTGCTCGGTCGCCGCGATGCTACGGCATGGTCTGCCGCCGAATTACGCGCTGCCAAGCCTCACTTCCAAACCTGCGAGGAGGACTGGAAGCTGCTCGAAAAGCTCTACGCCAAGCGCGGGGAGAAGGATGTCTTCACACGCCGCTCCATGCTTACCTTGCTTAACAACTGGGCTGGTGAGATCGACAAGGCCCGTGCCATGTTCCCGCCAGCCCCAGAAATCCCCGACGAGAAACTAGACCCGGTAGCCGCTGGCAAATACTGGGCCAATGTGAAACCAAACGAGTAATTATCGTTACCGATAAAATGAAAACACACTTAGACTTATTTTCTGGAATCGGAGGATTTGCGTTGGGCCTATCAATGGCCGGAGAATTTGACCATACATTTGTAGAATACGAACCCCGCCTTCAAGCGGTGTTAAGAAAAAACTTCAAACAATCAAAAATTCATGGAGACATCACATCATTCAAACCAGAGTTTTCTCCTTGGGTTATCACAGGGGGTTTTCCCTGCCAAGATATCTCAAGAGCAAACACAAACAAAAATAAACTTGGAATTCATGGAGAGAGAAGCGGACTGTGGAAGCACTACTTGCGAGTTATTCGTGAATCTTCCCCAAAATACATCATCATTGAAAATGTTTACGATCTCCTTGGATCGGGACTTGGAGTCATTATGCAAGACTTGGCCGAGAGCGGGTATGATGCGACTTGGACGGTCATCGACTCAA